TATTTCAAGCTCTATAAACTTAAAATAGTACTTTAATCTATTCATTATTCCTCCGGCAATTCTTCATAACACTCTGGACAAATATAAAGATATGGTGTATCAAATCCACTAACTTTATCTAAGTTTAAAGCATAACCAACAGATGGTTCACTTATATTATCACACATAGAACAATGGTGTAGTAGCTTTGCTTTGTGATACATCTTCTTAGTTCTTCTTATTCCTATAATCTCTAAAGCTTTAGCAAACATTTCGTCTTCTATCATAAACAAACCTCCTTAATATTACTGTTGTTATACTTGTAATTAAAATAAATTCTACCATTACTTATTCTCTATCTTCTTAATTATTTCCTTTAATACTACCTTCTTAAACTGGCTCATATCACTTCGATTATCCATATCATATACAAATATATCTACTCTTGGATTGTCAACTTCTATACTACCAGAAGTATATACAACGAAAGGAATGTTTTTTGAATTATCATCTGGTAAATGTCCTAGCTCTACCATAGCGTCCTCAAAAAACTTCTGATGGATTGCCAGTATATTGCCTATATCGTGCCTTCTTTTATCCCCTTTATGAACTTTGTAAACTATCATAACCTTATTGTACACTGGTTTATCTTTTAATTGTTCAGCTATTAATTCTTTATATCTTATCTTAGCTGTGTTTAGTAATCTAAAATGGAAGTTACGATACTGGTTAGTATTAAGTATAAACTTAACATCTTTATCTTTCTTTTTAGAGTGAGCTACTACTATCTCTAATGGTGATTGTATTTTATACATCATTCCTCCTTAAAAATCCTTGTAAAATGTTTGAAAATCTATATTCATTTTATAATTATTTTCACTCATTATTCACCTTCACTTTCTTCTAATTGTTTTCTTGCTTCCTTCATAATCATTTCTGCTGTTAGTTCTGCTACTTCATAAGGACTTTTGTTTATTTGTTTCTTGAAGTAATCAGGGTTTTTAACCCTCCAATCCACAGATAAACCCTCTATTATATAAGGAAATACTACTGTGATTATATGGGAAGTGTCCTCTATATAATAGTCAACCATAGCTCCCCTTAATCTATAGTCCTCACATCTACATAATTGAGAATACACCATCTGTTTTAATATAATAAACTCTTTACTTAACTTAGGAGCTACAACATCTTTAGTTTCTTTCTTGAATAATGATTTAATATTCTCTAACATATCTACTCCTCTAACAATACACATTTAATCTTACCATCAACAATTGGTATTGGTGTTACTGCAAAGCTGTCCTTTTCAACATATCCATATAATATCCCAGCCTGCCAGTTGGGGTCGTCTATATATTCTGGGTTTAAATCACAAAGACAGAAGCTTTCAAACCAAGCTAGATATCTCTCAGGAGTACGGTAATAGTATGCCCCACCTCTATGGGTATTTTGAGTTACTAATGTTTTCCCCTTACTTCTGACTATTAAAGTCCCATTATCTACTGATACACAACTTACTCGTCCGTTATATGGTACTACTGTAACGTTGTCCCTAGTGATACAAGTTAATGGATTAGTGTTTACTGTTAGTATTGAATGGTTTAATCTTTTAAGTTGACTGCTTCTAATACCGTTTTTACTAAATATTTCTTGCAATAAATCTAGTTCAGTAGTTTTCTTGCTACTTATTTGATAGCTATTCTTAGCGTCTTTATTTTTATTACCATCAGTAAGAGAATATTCATCAAGAATAATTAATGCTTGTTCCTTATTAGCATCCTTTAGAATAGTTGGCAAATGTTTACCAGTAGGGAAGTAAGTGTTTATAATAGGCTTTGCATATCTAGTCTTAATTCTGATTTTAGTAGTTCCAAATTTTGTTTTTGCCTCACTATAATCATACCCCAACTCATTTAATAACGCTTTTAGGTGGGTTATTTTTCTTTCCTTTTTTAAATGAAATCTTACTCCATAGTCCTCTAAACTACCATCTGCTGAGATGTTAACCAATAAACGTATAAAAGCTTCTGATAAATCTATTCCTTTTGACTCATTATTCAATGCCCCACACATAAACTTGTAACGCTTACTAGTAGTTGCAAGATACTTAGCATCAAATTCTTCTAGTTTATTACTATCCTTATTAAAGCCTAACAATCCGTGCTTATCGGTAACCATTATATCGACAACTGTAGATTTTATATGGTACAGTTCTTTATAATTATCATAAACAAACTTGTCGTTTACTTTGTTAAATTCAAAGGCTTGAGTATCTTTATTGATAGTCCCTACAGTGTCTCCGATATTAACATCAATAATAGGCACCCACCCAGTTGGTGTTAATACTTCAACATCCTCTGAAAAACAATGCGAACTAATACCACTACTGTCGTGCTTTTCCAGTTCTCCACGTGCTGTATATGCTGAGAACTTCCTAACCATATCACCGTGGATAATCTTAAGACTCCCTAGTTTAAAACCTTTGTCTTTATATTCGATATTAAATTTATCTAACCCTAAAAGATTAGGAAGCTTTAGTGCGTCAAGACTATACAGCTCAGGATGTTTCTTAAGATAGCGTTCTAGCCTTGAACAATTACCAGTGATAGCCACCTTTCCGTCTATCCTAGTTATTAATGTTCCATTTTTTGTAGTCAGGCAATAACTGTAATTGTTATAACTAATCTTTTTTATTGATTGTTGTTGTCTTCCATATTTGTAATTAGTTTGAAACATTAATGTTTTAGTTCTATTTTTACCATTAAAGCCACTTGTGGACTCTACTTTAATTTTAGTTGCATAACCGTTTTTAATACAAACCTCTTGAAGAATATCTAAGTCATTATCGTTTACACTATAGAAATAATTTCTTTGGTCTTTTTTAGAACCATCAGTTATTACAATAGTATTAATGAATGCTTCAAAATGTTCACCTGTTAGGTTTTTAAATTCTTGTGGAAATTGTTTCTTGCCATTTAGTAGATTGAATATTACTCTTGCATCCTCTCCGTAAATTCTAATATAATAAGGTTGTAATTTATTGACACCATATTTCTTGCAAAGTCTAAAGGTATATTTAATATTCATCTCTTCAAGTAAATCCTTGAGTGCTTCTATTTTTCTAGGCTTGCTTAATTTAAATTGTATTCTCTTCTTTCTATCACTATAATTTACAATACATCCATCTGTTACAACCCAAGTTAATAATCGGACTTCGTTGACAGAGAGCTTACCATTATAAGGGATTAGAGTATTTGAACACGGCTTTATTAAATGGGCAAGATTTTTTGTCTGCTCATTATATATATCTTTAGCTAATACTTTTTCATCTCCTAATAAGACTTGATGCCTATCAGATACTACTTGTTTACTCATTCTAGTTTCTATCTCAATCATCTCTTTTTGGTATGATTTAATATAATCCTGAATAGTATCAGTAACAACACAATCTCTTTGGATATCGTAATTTAATAAAGTAACTTTCCTGCGCTGTTCAACAATATCTTTAACATTAACCCACCCATCAGTTGTTAATATATCAGTTCTTTTATCTAAGCAATGATTCCCTTTTACAAAGACTATACGTGCATTTGGGGCAAGTTGGCGTAGTTTCTTAAAGAACTTTTGAGCCATATCTATCTCTTTCTGTAAGCTATTAATTCTAGCAGGGTCTTTATCAAAAGAACTTACATCATAGAAATCTAAGATATCTCCGTTAAGAATTATTGTATCAACTGGATGTTGTTCTAAGAATTCATAAACAGCCTTTAAAGCTTTATCATCTTGATAAGGAAAGTGTATATCACTTAGTACTACAAATTTATTTTTCATTATTCAATCTCCTATTTGTTTCATCTACTATATCTTTCCAATAAGGGTCTAGTTCTACTGGGGTATGATGTCGACATAAACATTTGTTAGTTATAGATATTTTATAGTCGCATTCATAATAATATTTACATCTCCTCATTCCTTAACCTCCATAAATTCAGTAACACTACCATTGAAGTAATAAGGTATAATCCTACAAGCACCTTCCCTATTCTTTAATACAATGAGTTCTGCTGTACCTTTATTCTGTGGATTATATATCTCATCTCTATATAATCCTATTACTACATCAGCGTCTTGTTCTAAGTCTCCACTCTCCTTTAAATCAGATAGGATAGGTCTCTTATCTGGTCTAGCTTCTAATGCTCTGGATAATTGTGCTAGTGCTATAATAGGTACATCGTATTTTAAAGCTAAACGTTTTAGACCTGTTGATATATCCCCTATTTTTTCTCTCCTGTCTTGTTGGTATTTATTATCGGATTGCATCAACTGGATGTAATCTATAACTACCAAGTCACAACTTCCTTTATCTTGCTGCATTTTAATTATATTCTTCTCTACTGTTGATAGAGTACATTTAGTATTATCATCTATAAATAAATTAAGGTTAACTAGACTATCACCAACACTAGCTACCTTTTCAAACAATACATTTTCATTAGTCGTAGTACTAGCAATCATATCATTATTTATCTTAGCTCTCCTGAATACACTACGTTTAGTATATTGTGATACTTTCATCTCTAAGGAATGGAAGAGTACGTTGTGCTCTTGTGCTACATATTCTGCAATCTGTTGAGCTATTGCTGACTTCCCAACACGAGCTCTTGCGCCTATAATGTACAGTCTACCCTTGCATAATCCTGAAATGGTTTTGTCTAGCTTAGGAAATCCGGTAGAGAGACCAAAGATTTTATCTTTAGAGTATACAACCTTCTCAACCTCATCTATAACATCCATAAATCCCGAGGCTAAACTATTAAGGTTGGTGGTAGTTTTAGATAATAGTTTAGTAGTGATTGTATTTTCTATATACTTTAACACATCATCTACATCTTCTTGTTTTTCTAACAATCCTTCACATTCTTTTAGTATAGAACTAAGAAATCTTTTCTTACTATACTTGATTATAATTTTAATTAATTGTTTATAGTTGGCTACTGTAATTAGGTTATCAATTAATTCTTGTAACTTTTCCTTACCGCCTGATTGTTCTAACTGTTCGGAAAATCTTAATTGTTCAGTAAGAGTAACTATATCTACTTGCTTACCCTTCTTTGCAAGGACTTGAATGTTTTCAAATATAGTTCTTAGTTGTCTATCAAAGAAGTCTTGTGGAGATAACTCATTAACTATTATACCTAACTTCTCTTGTGAGGTTAAGCATATAGCTATTATATTTTCTTCTGCATCTTTATTATATAGTGTATCTATTTCCATATTAATATTCCCAGTTTGTTTTTCTAATAGTTTGTTTAACATATCTACCAAAATATTTACAAATATTAATAAAGTTAATCAGTTGGATTAAGAATGTTCTTTTATCAGCAAACTTAAACTCAACACTTTCACATAATAATTGTGAAATTGTAAATTTAACACCACATATTTTCGGTAAAGAAAGTTCAAATAACTTTATAAAATTGTTATTGTTATCTTCAAAGTCGGGATATATTTCAATGTCATTTAATTCATAGTCTTGTATTATTTCGGGTTTAACTCCGCAAACATTACATAGCTGCTGTGATAGGTTAATCATTATCTATTCTCCTATAATTAAATTAGGGTACTGTACTAATAAGAACTCTACTTCTGGATTGTTTATTCTAAGGGGGCTAGGAAGCTCATTAATATATCTTTGTGCCTGCTCCTCATTACTTATATCCTGAAAGCATAAAGTCTTGTTTACGAGGCTTGTAGCAGCCTGAGGATTTTCTTCTTCAAATCTTTTAGCAACCCAACCTTTAGTTAGTCTATAGTAATGGGAAATTTTATTATATTCTTTTAATCTTTGTCTAGCTACCAACTCATATGGAGCCTTTTCTTCTAGGTAAAGTATGTAATCATATAGTATCTCTACTGTACGATGGAAATATAAATCACCTAGTTCTTCCAATATCCTTTGATATTCCTTAGAGGTAAGTCTTACCTTCCCATTCACATCCTGAATACCTTGTCGGTTAAACTTTAAACATCTAGCTCTATGGATATCAAATCTTTCTAGTAATATCTGGTATGCTTCCTTAGCATTCTTTTCTGATAAGGTACTAACATAAGCTATTAATGTTTCTTTAGCTGTTAGTTTAGCTGGCTTAATCTTTTTCATATTCTATTATTCCTATATCATCTTGTATTTCTATTACTTCTAATATCTTTTCTATTGTAGTACCATCATCCTGTTCTACCCATACATTATCTCCAACCTTAACAAAGAACTCACATTCTGATACATCCACGCCGGTTATTATTATCTGTTCTTTATCTGTCATATCAAAAACCTCATATGTTCCTTCTTTACTGTAATTCCGTCCTCTAAATCTTCGATATTTATATTTGCAAATTCGTTACAGGTTGCAATTAGTATTTGTTTATCATTCAATAACCTTTCACGAACGCCAATCATAAATTCTTCATCTGTCATTGTTATTCCTCCTATTAACATTATGTATCTTTTCTAATGTATTATCTTTTGTACTATTGTCTGTATAAATAAAAGTATTTTGTTCTCTAGGACAATTCAGTTCAGTACACCAAGCACAATCTAAACCATCGCAAATCTGTTTATCTTTCATATATTACCTCCATCTTTCTAATATTCTTTACTCTACTAATTGTACTAGGATGGGTTAGTGTTTGTTTACCTATAAATTTTTCAGGTACTATTCTTAATAACCCTTCATCTAATTTACTAGGATGACCTTTTGATAATAAAAGATGTGTTGCTAATGTATCTGCTTCTATTTCATTATTTACTTTATGATTTTTAAATTCCCACATAGATATAGGTAATCCTCTACTAAATAATTCTCTTGTACGTTGAGGATGTTGAAGTAGTATATGTGCTAGTTCGTGATATAAGATACTTCTTAATTCATCCTTAGATAATCTTTCAAGTATTCCTGTATAGATAAAGATAGTTACTCCATCTGTATAAGCATTAAGTTCATTTCCTTTTATTGTTTTAAATAAACATACTCTTTGATTTTCTATACAAGTATTACTAACATCCTTTAATACTTCTATTTGTTCTTCTTCTGTAGCACTGAATGCTGTTAGTGTAACAGAAAAAGATAATATAAATCCTATTAATAATGCTTTTAATAATCTACTTATCATAACATATCCTCTGTATCTACTGGGTTTAAACCATTCCCATTCTTGTAATACTTCATCCAATCTTCTTTATAAATTAAATCTACTTGTGTTATTCTTTCACTACAATTATATTTCTTATTATATATACTATCTGTTCTACCTACTATAAATATATTATCACCTACATCTATTTCAGCTAGTACATAATTAATTAGTTGTCCTTTAATAAAACATCTTACTGTTGCGTCTGTTAGTTTAATTCCTGATGGACTTGTAGTATGACGTACCATTATCTTTGTTTTACCAGTGATAATCATAAACGGTCTCTCATTCATTGAGAAGTCTGTTATTTCTTTTACAGTTAGGTGAAGGTATTCATTGCTCCCCTGACTTATGTACATTATATTCATCCTCCTCTATATCGTATATACACATTGAAATACCACCAACAATAACTCTTTTATTACAAGTATAGCAAATATCCTTCATTGTTATATCTCCTGTATATTAAACTTATCTCTAAGATACTTACACCCTTCATCTACACTCCGCAAATAATACGGAGTACCCATTATGTATTGAATTGCTTTTTGTCTATCTTCTATTATCTTATAGTCTACTTGTGTTGCAGCTCTGATAATGTTATCAGTATATTCAGATATCCTTTCCTTCATAGCTAGGTTGATACCCCATTCTTTTAGTTTTTTATATGGGTTCTTGAATGTTCTACCTGTCTTAGCTATAAGTTTATCCAACAATACGCAAGCATTACTTGTAATCTCAAATCCATATTCTTTAATCAAACCATTATATTGTTTATTAGTAATCATAAAGTTTTCAAACTTTGTATATCCTGTGGTAAGTTTTATTTGCTTGTATTCTTTTAGTTGCTCTTTAGTTAGTGACTTAATTGCTATCTTTTCTTTTCTTTCAAGATGGTTAAGTATCTCATTAAGATTATTAAACACAATCATCAACATATATCTATTGACTAGGAGTTCGTGTACGATATTTATTCTAGTATATAGTTCTTTATATCCATTACTCATCTAATACAACCTTTGTTCCTTTAACTATTATCTTGCCTTCTTTTTTTTGTATCTCTATCAATCCCATCTTCTGTAGTTTATTTAATGCTTTCCATAATCCTGATTTACTTTCATATCCAAAGTAATCATAGTCTGTTGAATAACCAGTAAATGCTACATAATCTATTACTCCATAGTACACATCTATAAACTCTGATAAGAGTTGTTCATATAACCTTAATAATCTAGGTCTCTTCATTAGTTCTATAAATTTTAGTATTGGTAACTCTATTGCACTGTACATAATATTTTCCTCGCTACTTTTTGTATAAACTCTTTTGCTCTATCTTCTGATACTTCTATATATATTGTAGGCTTATAGTCTCTTATTAATGAAAATACTTTTGTATAGGTATCATATTTTAGTAACTTATAATCATTAGCCATCCAACAAGTTGTATAAAAGTCTATATCACTTCTTCCGTATAAATTAAATCTCATTTGAAGTTTCCTCCTTTTTACTGTACGGTAAACTTTGTATCAGATTGTTACCCTTGAAGCTCTTTTATTACCGAGCGGTAAAAGAAAATAGGCTGGTCTTATGGACTGTTTCCTGCCAGCCCTTACCTTCCCCCCTCTTATTTAATTATCAATCCATACACTAACTCATCATACAACTTCGGATTATTATTCTTATCTAAGTAAACTAAGTTTTCTTTCATTGTACCTTCGTGTTGAAATCCTAAGTCTTTAAGTAGTTTAATTATACCATATCCACATTGAGGTACTGTTGCAATAAACTTCCTGATATTAAAATTAATAACTGCGTAATCCTTAAAGTATTTCATTATTTCTCTTGATTGTTTACCCCAAAATTGTTTAGGTATTATAGCGTGTACTTTGCAAGTTATTACCTGACCTTTATATTTCCACATATCACCTAGTGAGAATACCCCACATATATTATTATCATTATTTAATACAACGAACACATTAGTAGAACGTATTAAATCTTCAAGGTAATTTCCTAGTGTTACTCCACTATCCTGACAAGTTAGGTCTAGTATCTTATTCCTTTGCTCGTCATATATATTATAGATAGCTTCTATTTCTTGTTGATAAACTCTATCCCATTTAATAGGTACCACCGTGTACTCTGTTATTAAACTTTCCATCTATTACTTTCCTTTTCTTTTACAAAAGATACATAGCTTATTGTTTAAAGTTATTGTTTTAATTTTTCTTACCTCTATTATTCTCTAATATAAAAGATGTTACCCAAGGGCCTAAAAAGAACGCATAATCCGCAGGGTCTAATCCTCTAGCTTTTATTGTGTCCATAAATACTTGGTACACATCCAATCTCTCATTAATAAATTCTTCTGGGGTAGGTAGTGAAGGTGGTGGAGTTTGTTGTTGATATCCTCCCTGTTGCCAATAACCTCCTTGCTGTTGCCAATAACCTTGATTTTTTTTTCTGTAACCGTGTGCCATTACTTGTCCTCCTTTGTTTCTTTAATTAGTTTGTTTAACTTCTCTATATTTTTTATGTGCTGTTTGATTAAGTAATCTATAAAGTTTACCACATTAGGTTCACCATTGACTTGTACATTATACATAAACCCTACTGTAGATATAGGTTCATAATGTAGTCTTATATAGTCATCATATTTACTAACCCATTCTTCTTGATAGTCTATATCATATTCATTAAGTAGGCTTAATATAAACTTTCTATAAACTATTTCATAAGTTCCTATATTATACTCATATTTCTTTTCTTCTTTAGCCATTAGGTAACTCCTGATATTCTTTATAGTTTACTACTCCTGTTTGTTGATTGTATTTATTATACCCTATAATAGTTGCAAGTATTCTATTCTTTTCAAAGTCTGTTTCTTCCAATCCATTATCAAGATATAATTGCTTTACTGATTGATAGGTTAGTATCTTTTCCTCACATACTTTATCAAACTTCTTTTCTCCAAAATTAGGAATACCTTTATACCCATCACAAGTATCACCTGTTAGTATTTGTTTAAATAAGAATAGTTGTGCTTCTTCTGGAGATATAACTTCATAATCGTTATTGTTATTCAAATCTCTAAACACATTACAAGGGAATGAATAAAAGTCTTTATCGACTGTTACAAGTATTTTCTTTTGTCCTTGATGGAATGCTGGGTCTTCAAACATTACCCTGCAAGTATCATCACCTTCAAGGTTAGGTAGTGATATCAAATCAAAGTTCTTTTCTACTAACTCTTTTAGCTTGTACCATATATCAGGTTTAGCAGGTCTATTAGATTTATAATCTGGATATAATTGCTTCCTGAAATTATCTTTATCTGATACTACTAGATAAAAGTTATTAGTTAGTAGCGTACTACATAATCTATCTATCTCACCATCAAGAAAGTCTAAACTCTTATCTAAGTCAAATACTTCTGTATAGATATTTTTTTCAATAGGAAATAAAACCTTACTTGCTGTCATAGCTTTATAGATATAACTATCAAAGTCTATTATTAATACTGGTGAATTATAATTCATTTTATCCTACCTTCCTTAGAATTACATTAGGAGTTTTCTTTGGTTTAAAATTTCTATTCTTAATACTTCTCTTAACAGAATTAATAAACTGTTTTCTAATATAATCAAATTCTCTTGTAGTAAATTCTGTGCGTTGTTCTATTTCTTTTGGAGTATATCCTTCAACAAAATTCATCTTTAATAATTCTTTTTCATCTTTATGGGGTATATACTCACTATCAATCAATTCTGATACTAGCTTCTTAATATAATCAACATCTTTTAATTGAGTAGTATCTTCAAGACTTAATTCAATCTCATCTACATTAAGGGAAGAATTAATAAGTAATTGTTCTTTGTTTAATTTTCTTTTTAATTCTCTTTTTAATCTAGGGAATAGATATGTAGTTAACTTACAAGGTTTACCTGATGTAATCCATCTTTGAGTTTCAATTAATAACAACTCATATAATATACTTTGTTTATCTTCAAAGGATAATCCAGAAAAGTTTCTTACACTTTTTAATACCTTGTAAATAAATCCTTTTTCATTTTTTAATATCTTTAATACTTCTGTATTACGTTCTTTAATTGTATTATTCATTAATACCTCCATATTTATATTATACCCTAAACAGAATATATTATAACAACTTTCAATTTATATCTTTACATATTGTTACAAACTAATTCTTGTGCGCTGCTTATCCTTAATAGCTTAACTAATTCCCGATATTGTTTATCTTCAAACAAACCTATGTCAATCATTTCACCATTAAATCTAGTTATACTTTCCATAGTTGCTCCGCAATCCAACATATATTTAATTGCTTGCATATCTTTATTATAAATAACTAACAAACTTCTCATTGTACCTCCATTATGTTTCCATTTATACTGATTTATATTTTATTTATATCCTTGTAATCCTTTAGTCTTACGTATATCCTAAGGCTTCGATTACCGTTTCCATTGGTACATAACCGTCAAGAAACAATTGAAATAAATCCTCTATCAATATGTCTTTGTTGTCTAGTCTATATTTTATTTCACTATCATAATTATTGCAATCAAGTTTTAAAAAGTTATCCTCTAATGCCATTGTTACACCTCCATTAATTATAAATATAATCTATCAACTTTGCAATCTGATAATCTATAATCTAATAATTCTATTGCGTCCTCTAATACTCTTTCAAACTGATAACGTTCATAAGTTCTATTGTAATACGTTTTTTTACTTACTTGCTTGCTTTTATCGGGAAAAATTATTAATGCTTTAAAATTCTGCAAACTTTCTTCAACTGTGTATATCATTTGTTACCGTCCTTTCTGTGTTATCTTGCTTTAATACCTAAATATTTTCTAACTTGTTCGGGTGCATATTGGCTTACTGCTGTATAGCCTTGTAACTGCGCCTTAGGGAAATATTTTTGAATAGTGTCTTTCACTTTTAGCATAGTTTCATTATCTTTAATAGTTATACCATTCTTTTTATTGTAAAATACCCATGCTTCGTATCTGTTGCCGTCCTTAGATTTTATAGTTCCTGCAAAAGAACAGTTTAAGCCTAATGTGTCAACTACTGCTACAATGTCCCAACCGTCTAGGTATTTCTTACGGTTATTTACTTTTAATCCTGTGTTTAATGTGTTTGTCATGGTGTTTTGTCCTTTCGTTTATCTATATACCCATTTATTATACTTGTCTAACATACTTGTTACATATCTTTACATAAAACTAGCTTGTATTAATTCTTTTGTAACCAGAATAGACTCTTGATTAAGTCTTGTTTTTAATTTATCGCAATTTATTTTTATTATATTGTCATTAAACTCTTTTATATTATCAGTTATTAAAGTAATAACAAAACATTGCTCAATAGTTCTATAACCATTAGCATTAGTAAAATATCCTTTACCCTTTTGCAAAGTAAAATCTTGAAACAAGGTTTGAAATACAATTATAAAATCATTATAAGATAATTCTTGCTTTAAAGTATCCTTATCGTTACAACCGATATAATAAGTTATTTTGTACATAGTTTAATCCTCCATTAATTTATTAACTTATCCTTATATTATTATTATTCCACAAACATATTACTTTATAACATATTGTTATTCAATTCTTTACAATTCTTAATAAACTATTAAAACCATTAGACTATTAAGGGAAGAGAAAAGAGAAGACCATTAGGGAGAGTATTTCTTTTTTCTTTTATATATTTTCTTTTTTCTACAAAGAGGGTAAAGGGATAAGATAAGAGTTCGGATAAAGGGTTAAGGAATTAAGGAATTAAATAAACTACTTTATCAGTAGTATATAAAGTAGTTGTATTATAAACTCTACTATTAAAGTTTATAATACTTCTTTTGTTATAAAGATATATTGATACAATATAAAATCAATATTTACTTTTCTTTTTTATTCTCTACTTTTTATTCTCTACTTTTTTCCTTTACTCTTACTTTTACTCTTACTCTTACTTTTACTGCTACTTTTAAACCTAAATTTTTAAACCTTTTTTTATTTTAGTTTATTGTTTATTTCTTAGTTTACTCTTACTTTAAAAACGAATTTTTAAACCACCCCCTAGAACGTCGATTGAAGTTCTAGAGAAAATATTTTGTATCTCTATGGTACCTACCGCAATTGTTAGACCAACTAAAAGACGCTTAGTGAGCTTAATACCTACCCCTATACAACCATTAACCATCCTCTAAGAGGTGAATAACCGATACCTGAAATAGGTAGATATATTTAGTTAAGAATTAATCTTTCAAAAGAAAATAACCCCCTATATATACTTTAGTATATACAACTCCCCCTAAAAGAAAATATTTTCTTAATAAGAAAAAGTGACGAAAATGTTTTTAAATATGGTATAATATAAGTAGGGAAGGGGATAAGTAAATGAGTTTAGAGAAAGAATTAGATATCGTAGATGAGATGAAAGAGATTAGAAAGAACGCAAAAAAGTTCGGTATTGAATTAGAATTAGTAAAAGATAGTATTTTATTTGATGAAGATGTATTAGATGTGATTGTTATTAATGTGAGTAAAGGAAATAATACTTTAACAGAAGTAGCCGTACCAAGTGAAGTAAGTAAGGATGATATTATTTTAGCTGTAAGACAATTGATTATGATTATGATAGATGAGGAAGTATTTAATAAGGCAGTTACTAAGGAGGTAGGAGATGTACATAGAGGAATATTTAAGAAATAGATTACTCTACAACAATACAAAGAACTATAAGACTTTATGTAGAGTAGCTAAGTGGGTAGAGAGTTCTGGTGATTGTGAAGTATATGTATATGAAGATTTCAATGAGAATAGTAGAACAAATAAACAATTCTATAGAATAGATATTATAGGTAATGATAAAGAAATATATACTAGAACTAATATAATATTTGGATGGTTAGTAGCCCACTTTGTGGAAGATATGAAGAGAGTAAGAGAGAATGTCGAAGCACGAGCTTAACTTTACTGATGAGAATTTATTTAACTGGATAGATTTATTTGTAGATATAAACTATATCAAATCAAGAAAACGTCTCTCCCCTCAAAGGTTAAAAGAATTGTTAAAGAAGAATATAATGAAATCTTGCGAGTAAGACCTCCACCATTACTACACAAGGAATTAAGACGGTTAATGAAATTAAATTTTAAATAACTAAAAGGTAGTTAAAATAGTCTATAAGACTTGTGTAGTATGAGAGAGAGCCCCGAAAACTAAAAAAGGCGGATGTGGTATAATTATAATAGAAGTAAAATTCTCAAATACCTTTCCTCCTTTATGGTAGATGATGACTAGTTAAGGTTAGAGAATTATCCTTAACTTTTTCTTTTTTTAGGAGTATTTATGATAGATGCGACCCATCAAAAGTTTATAGACTTTTATCTTCAATCCTATAGCCCAGAGCTTGCAGCAATTAAAGCTGGTTATCCAAAGGAGGAAGCTTTAAGTATAGGGATTGACCTACTGGCTAATGATGAGATAGCGGAAGCAATATCAGTAAGAGAAGCTCAACTTGATAAAGCAGCAGCTAATATGAAGATGACAAAAGAAAAACTCCTAAGGACTTTATACTACCAATATTCACAAGCGGTTAAGTTTAACAAGACTACAGACGCTCTGAATATTTTGGAAAGGTTGGCTAAGTGGAGTGGATTACAGCCTGATGAGTTGGTTATTAACCCCGTTAATCTGGTTATTAATAATGTAGAGGAAGGTAAGATATAAAGCGTTTAACCGCCACAGGGCTCTTAAAAATCCGCAATTGAGATGAGTGGTCTACACGGTGACTAGGGACTGAGGTAGCTAGGAGAGATAGGGTACTAAGGGTTTTTGGGACTGTCAGGAGAGACTGAACCTATCCCCTGTACAGGGTAAGACATAAAGGAGGTGATGTTAATGTCATATACCGTCAATTTGTTACCAGCACAAAAAGAGTTCTGGGAAATACCACATAACTATGATAGAGATATAGCTCTTTATCAAGGCGGATATGGCTCCTAGCTGGCAAGACTTTTTGTGGAAGCCTTCTAGGTATAACACTCGCTCTAAAGTATGCTGGTATTAAGGGATTAGTCGGAGCACAAACATTACCTCTTTTAAGAGATACAACACTAGCTACATATATTGAACACTTAGATAAGTTAGGATGTCCTTATACTTATCTAAAAAGTGAAAATAAATTAGTATTCCCTAATAAATCTGAAATACTATTCAGGTTCTTAGAGGAAGATAGCAAACTTAAATCTTTAAACTTAGGTTTTATTGAGATTGAAGAAATGAGTGATACCCCTGAAAGTACATTCAGGATGTTGTTATCACGTCTACGTCAAGAGAAGAAACCTGAATGGGGGAAAGATTTTAAGTATAGATTATTTGGTCACACAAACCCCCAACAATCTTTAGGATGGATATATGAGTATTTTAAGAAAAACCCACAACCTAATTATCGACGTATTATTGCTCCCACCGCTCAAAACATATATTTACCTGCAGGGTATCTTCAATCGCTAAAAGAAGTTTACTCTGATGAGTATTATAGAATAAATGTTTTAGGTGAGGATTGTAGCGAAACAGATACGTTAGTTACAAAAGGTTTCAATAAAGAAGTTCAAGTACGTGATGATTTAAAATTGGATAAATCTTTACCAATCCACATTACCTGTGACTTTAACGTTGACCCTATGTGTTGGTATATAGCTCAAATAAAAGATGGTAATATATATTATCTTTATGAAGTTGTTAGAGAGAATACCACTACAGACGCTACAGCACAGGATGTTGCTGAACTACTTTATGATTGTAAACATTTACCAATAGAGATAAACGGAGACGCTTCTGGTGATTTCAGAACTACTAAAGGTGTTGACTATGTTTACTTACGTAACAACTTAGAACGTAATGGTTTTAAGAATGTAAGTTTAAAAGTTACCCATAAGAACCCTCCAATAGAGTACAGGATATCTTGTTGGAATAATATGATTAAAGGTGCTGGTGACACACACCATATCTTTATTCATTCACAATGTAAATATTTAATTTACAATATTGAGAACTTAGAAGTCCAAGCAGGTACAAGTAAACCTAAGTTACCTACTGCTTCTAGGATTAAGAGTGATAGTAAGGCTAAGTTCTTAGGACACCCTATAGACGCTGCAAGTTATTTAGTATGTTTATACTTCCCAGTTAAACGTATGACAGTAGATAACTTCAAAGAACAATCAAATAATATGGGTGTTGATATATTTGGTGGTAAGTACGATAAGAGATTAATATAGGAGAAAATATGGTATCGTATTTCTATAAAGCAAATCGGAAAGTAAGATTAACTCCTGAAAAGAGAGATACTATTTCAAGAGAGATTGATAATCTTTTTAAATCTTACTATACTGATTTAGAAGTACCGAAGGATGAGACAGCAGCTCTACTTAATGAGTTGTATCCTTCTTTGAAAACTAATTCAGATAAGATTAATAAGATACCTAGTATCTATGAACAATATAAAACTTATATGAGTGCTTTACACAGAGCTTGCTATCCTAGCTTAGAAGCTATCGTAGATATTAGAGGTTTAGACTTAAGAAGTAACGATTTAGCAGGTACTTACAAAGCAAGTCTTATCTATGATTGGTATAATATAGATTTAATCTCAACACTAGATAAAGTGCTTGATGATTGGGTTAAAAAAGGTGAAGCTGCTTTATATGTTTGCTGGAAAGAAGAAACTGTACAGATAGAACAGGATGTTCCAGTAGTTGAGTATGATGTAGAGAATATGATACCTAAGCTTTCTATTGAAACAGTTAAGAGAGATTTACAAACCTTCAAGGCTGTAGATGTAAAAAGGATAGACCCATTTAATCTATACTTCGATAAATCCCAAGTAGATAACTGGGAGCACTGTCGTAAGATATACAGAGACTTTGTTCCTGTTGAAACAGTGTTAGCTAATGAGGGATATAATCTAACTAAAGAAGAACGTAAAGATATTAGAGAGCTTGTATATAAATCTAACAAACAAAACAAAAACCAATATGAAACTAAGATAGACGAGAATACTAAAGTATACGGTTCTACTGTTGAAGTATTGGAATTTGAAGGCGATTTTATTGACCCTGATACTTGTGAAGTACTTTATAATATGGAAGCTACAGTAGTAGCTGGCAAGTATCTAGCAAGATTTGAGAAGTCAAGTAAACCTCAAACATCTATTATTTGGGGAGCATATCTTAAAAGGCCAGATACAGGTAGAGGTCAATCTCCTTTAACAATCCCTTCAATATTAAACGCTGTACAGAATATGTGTGCGGATATAATGATGACATCTTGGAAATTGAATACTTATCCAACATTCTTAGCTCCTAAAGGTGCATTACCTCTCTACACAGATGTACAAGCGGGAAGAGTCGTAGAATATGAACCAGATATGATGAGTGGGGCTACGCCTACTAAGTTAGATTTTACTTCTGGGTTAAGAGGATTTGAGTTCTCTGATTTCTTCCAAAGAAAGATGGAGAATGCAACAGGTATTAACCAGTATATGCAAGGTGCTAATGATGGTAGTGTAAGAACTGCTAGTGAAGCAAGTTATATTCATAGTGGTGCTACAATGAGAATGGCAGAAGAGTCTCACCTATTTACCCACAACATAATATACAAGTTGGTTAGGAAGTATGCTTTGTTTAAAAAGGTATATGATACTGGTAATATTGAAATACCAGTTGGCCCTAATCAGTATGCTAAAGTAACAGATGAAGTAAGAAATGGTAATTACTACTTTATCATTGGGGGTAGCCAGTCTGCTGTAGAGAGAGATGGTGAAACCCAAAAGTTGTTTAACTTATTAGGTAGTCCAGTATTCCAATCATTATCTGCTGTACTAGACCCAGTTACCGCAGCAGAGTTTGTGAAGTGGATATTAAATAGAATGAACTTCCAAGACACTGACCAAGTGATGGAACTAATGACACTTAATGGACAGCTCTATAAGATAGCAGCTCAACTAGGAATTTCTAACAGTAGCTTTGCTGGATTTAGAAATGATATGTTAGCTAGGTTCCCAGAGCAAGTACCTAATATAGTTAATCAAATGTTAGCTGAAAAAAGAGCAAATGAAGTTCAGCAATAAGGAGGAAAGATGAATTACGAAATGGCTCAAAGAGTTAAAAAAGAAAGACGTTCTGAAAAGACTAAGCAAGATGAACTAAGAGCAAAGGCAGAGCAAGAAAAGTTTGAGGAAGCTAAACGCTTTATCGAAACTAGAAAGATATTTGCAGACCTACTTGAAGGTAGAGAAGATTTATTTAAGCAATGTAGGGAGTTCTTAATCCTTAATACTTTAATCCCAGAGATAGGGATGAATGATTTAGTAGACGCTAAGTTTGCTGCTGGTTACAGGCTGGCTCTTGAAACAATAGAAGCTGTAGCTAAACAGTACAAGACTTATCTAGAACGTTATGAAGAATTGAGACCAAACAAATAAGGAGGAAAGTAAATAATGTCAGAAGAAATTACAAATGTTAATACGGTACAACAACCAACCACAACAGAAGGACAAACTGGGGCAGCGCCAGCTACCCAAGAAAACTCAATGGTTAATGTTAGTACAGAAAACAATACAGTAGATAATGTGCAACCTGCTGTAGGGGAACAAGTTGAAAATGCACAAGCTACAGATATTACTGATAAGTTTGTAGAACCTAAACAAGATGTAAATGTGGAAGCTCTACAAAAACAAGTTCAGGAATATCAAGCAAAAGAGCAAGAGACAAGAGAACTGTTAAGCCGATTAGGTACTGATGGCACTACAGATATTCAAGTCTTGGAAGCTATCAAGCAACGTGATATAATTGATAACCAAGCTCAACAGGCTTATGTAAAGCTTTGTAATAAGTATGGTGTTGATTATAGAGCAGAAAATATTGAAGCTTCTGCTAAAGCTCTTAAAGAAAAAGACCCACAAGCTTATTATGATTTACAGTATGAACTAGGTCAGCTAGACAATATTGTAAATGAAAAGAGAGGGGTTATAGATAATTTTATAACACAGAAACAAGTTCAAACAAGTTTAAATAAGTATGGACAATTACTTAATGCTAGTCCAACTTTAAAACAACAATTGAACTCTTATCTGAATACAGTACCACTAACTGACCCTGTTAATCAAATAGATACCTTTATGCAAATGGCTACAGCTATTCAGCGTGAAGCTATTGAGATTGGTAAGATACTTGCTCAACAGCAAGCACAAGCACAGTCTCCAGCTAACGTACTAAACAATAGCGTAATGGCTCAACAAACTTCATACGCTGCTACTCCTCCAAAGACTTGGACTAGACAAGAGATAGCTGCAATGAGTGATAAAGAATTTGCTAAGTATGAGAAAGAGATTGATAGGGCGGTACGAGAAGGTAGAGTAATTTAATACGAAAGGATAAAACAATGACCGAAATTACCCCAACTAATACAATCTCTGCTATGATACCAGAGGTATATACCAAGAAACTAGCAAGACAAAATAAACAATATACTAGATTTATTGAAAGAAACTGTAACCGTAACTGGGAAGGTAACCTATAATTTTGCCTTCCGACTAAAAACTCCGCTAAACGGGGAAGCCCTTCAAATTAATGGGTAATCCCGTACCAAGCTATCATAGCGATATGTAGAGAGGTCTAACGACTAGAGCTGAAACTCACGTAGTTAATAATGCTCCACGAAAACGGAGGATAGAATGAAAGAATATCAAAATAGAGAATTATTAACCCAAGCTTATGAAACTTTAGGTTCATTACAAAAAGTAGCTGACTATTATAAAGTTAGTAAGAAGTTAATTCTCAACTATATGAAGAAATTAGATATACCAAGAAATAAAAGAATAAAGAAAATTAAACCACCTGATACTTATCATAAAGGTTATATAACTACTTGGAATGGATATAAAAAGGTTAAAGCGCCTATAGACCATCCTTACAAAGATAATAAGGGTTATATAATGGAGCATAGATTAGTGATGGAACAAAGCATTGGTAGGTATCTAGATAAGAATGAAGAAGTTCATCATATAGATTATAATAAGATGAATAATGATATTAGTAATTTACTATTAGTTACTAAAACCGAACATAGACGTATTCATCTAAAAGATAGTATTCATCCTATTAAGATATAGTCTGAACTAACGGGATGATAAACCGTTAGATGTATAGGATAAAGAGCCTATACGATAACACAATGGAAATCAGAGGATTTGGCGATGTAGTTAATATCGCACTTCCTAAAGCAGATAACATCTCTGTTGCTATTACTGCTGATACAACTGATGTATGTCCAGTAGCTGCTGGTGTAACTGCTGATAACTTGAGATTGACTATCAATAACGTAGCAACTTTCTCTATGAAGTTCTCTGATACAGAACAGGTACAATCACAGTTCAATCTTCTTGATGGTTATGGTGCATTGGCTATGCAGAAACTTGGCGACTTGAAAGATAAACAGGTTATGAAATATGTTATCAACAAAGTTGTTACTGCTGGTACTAACCTAATCGGTACTGCTGCTGCTCCACAGGCTGTAACTAAAGATGATATCTATGATTATGTAGTTGACCTTGCTGTAATTCTTACAGAAGCAGGTGCATTAAATGGAGATGGTTACTACACATTTGCCGGTAATGAAGAGGAACCTGAATACTTAATGCCTGTTCTTACAGTAACACCTAAGATATTTGGTCTTATGTTGAAATCAACTCAACTTACTCATCCGACTGCTGCTGGTGATGAAGTTGTTAAACGTGGTGAACAGAGTATGATGGGTGGATTTGAAATCGACAAAAACACTGTACTTGCTAAATTCACTTCTACAGATGTTACTGGTTTGGCAGCTGGTGCACAAATTTGTATTGCTTCTACTAAGATGGCTACAACTTATGCTAACCAACTTACTAAAGTAGAAAAATTGAGAGACCCTGATTGCTTCGCAGATATCGTTCGTGGTATCGAGCTTTATGGTTTTGAAGTAATTCACCCAGAAGCTGCTGCTGTAGCATTCTTTAAAATTGGCGCTGCTGCTACTGAATAATAACTTCGCTATAGGGGGTAAAACCTCTATAGCTCTTGTTAATTTAAAGATGGAGTAGATTAATGGGTAAAGGAAAAAATTATTTTGAATTATGTAACGATATTCTAACAGAGTTATTCTATGAAAAGATAGCTACATTTGAAGAGTTGGATACGTTACCAGAAGGAATTAAAGTTAAGCAAGACCTTAATAATGCTTTATCTTTTATTTGTAATAATGAAGAAAGAGCTTGGAAGTTTAGAGAGGTAAGTAGATTTCTACAGCTAGTAGCAAAGCAAGGTGCTTATCCTCTAGAGAATGGCTTTATTAAATACCTAAGATATGCTGATATGCCTATAGTATTAAGCTATATTGAAGGTCACGAATACTTAGCTTATGCAGAAGGAATGCCATTGAATTACTGGATGGATGATGGAGAGATTAATCTTTATCCTGTACCAAGTGAAGACCAGAATGGTAGATTAATTAAGGTAAGCTTATTAACTTACGACTATGCTAAAGATAAATGTGGTGTAGCTAAACCTTTAATGGAATATGAGACTGATGAACCTATTATCCCAGCTCATCATAGAGATATACTTAAATGGAGAGTATGTTCTGACTGGAGAGGAAGCGTTAATGACGCTAAGGCTGCATTCTATGAAAGGAAGTACAAGAAAGCATACGCTGCATTATGTAACGACCAAAGATTAACAAGTGGTTATCCTGCTGGATTTGATATAATGCCTTCAAATAATACAGCACAGAATGCTATAATGAATGCGTTTTACAACCCTAGAACTAGGAGAATTATTTAATGGCTGGAACTATTTCATACTTCAACCTAACAGGTGGACTTAATACAATTCAAGGATTGGGTACAATTAACCAGACTAACAAACGTACCGAAAGTCCCGATATGAAGAATGTTGAGTATTATAAACTTGGTGGATTGATTACTATGAATGGTAATACTCAATTTGGAGATACCTTCGATAGTCCAATCTCGTTAGGTTATGAATATATATATGGTAACAATAAACATATGATTGTTGTTACTACCAATAGTGAAGTATTCATATACGATAAAGTATCTGGGAGCTTTAAATTAATCTATAAATTTGAGAATAAAAACACACGTCATAGTATCTGCTCTTTTAATAACGGTATTATAATGAGTAACGGTATTGACGATTTAGTCTTCTACCAGTATGGAAGAAAGGATTTAATAGCAACCAGCGTAAGTACAACAGGTGCTAATAATAAAGTTACAGGTGCTAATACAAAATTCCTCACAGAGCTGTCTGTAGGTGATTATATCATACTTGGAAATGATGATAATACATTTGATAATAAATATAGAATAGTCTCAATAGAAAGCGATACAGAGCTGTCTCTAGATAGAAATTATCCTACTGCACAAACTTCTGTAGCTTTATATCTTAGTGATTTATCAGCTTGTAATGCTGTATTTAAAACACAAGGAGAAAGTCCTGTAGAAACTGACGTAAGAGGTTTAGCCTTAAACTCTTATAATGGTAGAATATTCGTAGGTGGTACTGATGGTATTCTGTATTATTCAGAGGTAGGACTTATCCATGGATGGTCACAAGAGTTTGGAGCTGGTGCTATTCCAGCGTTCTATGATGATAACTCTGACTTTACAGCACTAGGATTATTTGATAAATACTTAATAATCTTTAAGAGAGAAAGATGTTATTTACTGGATGGAAATGATGTTAATGATACTAACTGGACAGTAACACCTTACTCTTTGTATACTTGTGATAGTCAACAATCTTGGATAGACGCTGATAGTTCCCTATTAGTATATTCAAGAAATGCTGGTGGTATTTATCCTGTATTAAAGCGTACAATATATAACCCTATCTTTCAAGGTAGTGAGTTGTCAATGAAGATTAGAGATAGTTTTCAGTTTATCAATGAAGCTAGATTTGATTATATATTCCCAGTATATCATCCAGAAAAGAAGTACGTTATGTTTTATGTGCCGTTATTAACTGGTAAAGGTTCTAATACAGCATTTATTTATGATGTTACTTCTAAGACTTGGCTAAAAAGAGAAGTACCTCAAAATGTTACGATAGCTTTTAGGTTTGATAATGAAATCTATATAGGTACTACTGATGGTAAAATTCTTAAAGAGTTTTCTGGTTTAACTTTTGACGGAAGTCCTATTGAATTCTACTGGAAGTCACCTTCATTTACATTCGGACAAGGTACTAACTTCTTATCAGCTAGAGAGTTTAGAATAAAGATGAGTGAGGAATATACCAATAACTTTAGGGTAAGAAACTCTAGGGATGGTAAGACTACTTATACCGAAAGAAAGATAAACAGTAATGAGAATGCTTTTATTGGTCTTGTATGGGATGTAGATGAGAATACAGAAAGTATTACAGATACCGTATGGGATGAAGATAGTTGGGTAGTAAGTAGTTATATTACTAAACGATTTCCTTTAATGAACCAGATATTTCAGACTATGAGTGTTGAGTTTTACGGTAATGGTTTGAATGAAGCTATGTGTATTTATGGGTTTGAAATAGATGGGGTACAATTAGAGGAAGTACCTTGGTAAAATATGGAGATTAAATAATGGGTAAGAAAACACCTTCAAGACCACAGTATGAGCAATTAGCTGATACTCCGTGGATTACAAGAAATAGAGAATTAAATACTAATTCTTATGCAAATCTTAATACTGCTCTTAATGATTTCCAGAACTTTAATGTAAACAATAATGACTATTATCAATCAATAGCAGACGCTTATACTAATGCTCAATGGAATGATTTAAATAGAGCTTATACTCAACGGGCTAATCAATTAGCAGCTAGAGAAAGACAAAGACTAGGTACATCAGGTGCTAGTTCATCCGCTTACAATACAGATAGTCTCAATAGAAACTATGATTACTTAGCAAGTCAAGTAGCTGCTAACACTGCTAACCAATATAATAATTTAGTTAATCAAGCTTACAATAGAGGATTAGCTAATATTAATCTCTACAATACTTTGTTCAACAATTCAGGTACTGAAACTCAAAGAGTAGATGAAAACAACTGGAAGATAAGATTACAGAACCAACAGAACAAATGGTTAGATGAGGTTGATGACGCTAATAGCGGTTTTAATATTGGTGGTGCTTTAACAGGTGCATTATCTGGTGCTACCTCTGGATTTGCTATGGGTGGCCCTTGGGGAGCATTAGGAGGAGCTGTAATAGGTGGAGCTACTGGAGGTTTTGGAGGTAGTAACCAGTCCAGTTCAACACTAGGAGGACAAGCAGGAGGCTTCTTAAATACCTTAAGTAATAATGTTAATACATCTAGAGCTGCTAACTCGATAGGTTCTAACATAGGAGCTAACTTAGCCAATAATTACTTTGGTTCTAGTTCTGGATTGAACCAATCACACTTACAGGATAATATAGGGAACTTTGATTTCGTTAATGATATATGGGGGAGTTACGCATAATGGCAACAATAGAATGGTTATATGATAATTACAAATCAAGATTTCCTGATGGTAGACCTGACCAGTTTCTTAATTTAATGAAAAGGAATTTTCCTAAACAATACAATCAGGCTAAACAATATATAGAAAGAATGGCTAAACAAATAGAGGAAGTTGTAGAAAGAACTACAGAACAACCTAAACAAGAAAAACCTAAACAGTCTACCAAGAAAGTATCCACCTCTAATACCAACATAAATAAAGATTTAGATATTCTCTATGGTAATCAGGATAATAAACCCAAGCTTGATGATATTAAACAAAAGGTTGGTGGTGCTACTAAGTCAGCTCCTAAAGCAACTCCTAAAGCTGGTGGTGTATTAAAAGGTGTAGGTGGTAAGGTTGCTCCTGCTGCTGGTATAGCATTAGAACTTCCTTCTTACTGGAAGAATGTTACTGATGAGAATGCTGACTGGATGTCTCGTTCATTAGATACCTTAGGCTTATTAACTAAAGGTGGGTCTATTATAGCTGGTGCTACTGGTGTAGGATTACTTCCTGCTGTAGCTGGATATACGGGTGGTGCTGGATTACAAAAAGCAGCAGGAGATATTAGAAGTAAAAACGCAACTGATAAACTTCTAGCTAAAGATAGTCTAAAACCTTTAACTCCAGAAGAACAACAAAGATATAATCAGTATATTATAAACAATCAAGATAAAATGATTGCACAAACAAAACAACAGATGAAGGACTTAGATGGGATTAGGAAGTTTTATGAAGGTGCTGAACAAAGATTGTCTGCTATAGATGATACGCTAAACACATCAGAAGCGTCACAATCGAATTTAAGCGGTGTTAATTTTAATGGGAATGTAAATACACCTAAAACTAATTTACCCCCTGTTAAAACGCAATCTGGAGCGTCTGGTAATATTTCTAATAATGTTCCTGTACAACAAAATAATACGGTGGATAAAATTATGGCTAATAATATAAATAGAAATAATACTTTATTAAATGATATAGTAGGTATTTCAAATGTTATTAAAGGAGCTCAAGCTGGTTATCAACAACCTAATGTTGGTGTTACGCAAGATGAAGTTAATGCTTACTTAAATGCGCTAGAGCAAGCAGGTCAAAACTTAACAAGACAAAACCAATTTATCCAAGATTACAGAAATGCTGTAGCTGCTGATGATAGAGCATTAAGACAAGCTCAATTTAATGATGCGTTGCAAGATATAACAAATAAGTTACAAATGCCTAGCCAAGTATCTTGGGTATCTCCAGAAGGACAGTTAAGAACTATTAATGTTGAGACTAACGCAAGTCCTGCTAACAACGTAGCTAATCTAAAAGTACAACCAACTAATGTAGAGAGATTAGCAAAGGATTACCAACTAACATCTAACTTAGCTGCTGCACAGAATGAAACTTTACAAAAGAGAGCTGAATTAGCTAGTGCTATGAGGTTAAGTCAAGAGACTGGGCTACCTCTTAATATAGCAGCTAATATGAGTGGTAGTGACTATGTTAATTACCTTAAACCAATTCAAGAAACTCAACAGAAATTAACTACGCAAGGTACACAAGGTATTATTGACTTAATTAAACAAGAAAGAAATAATATAGCTACCGCTGAAAGAGAAAATGCTAAGGCAATAGCAGACTTAACTACTGAACAGTATAAACAACTTAATGAAAATCAAAGAGCTACTCTTGATAACTGGATGGATTATAAGATTGCTCAAATAGATAATGCCACTAAGTTAGATGTTGCTAGACAATTAGGTGTCAACTCACAAGACCTAGAGAAGTTAAAACAATCAGACCCGTTAGCAGCTATGAAGATTAAAGCTCAACTTATTGAAGCTGCTACTTATTATAACGACCCAATAGGTCAAACAATGTTGAAGGATGTATACGCTCAATTATATCCTGAACAACAAACTGAACAAAACCCTACTGGTATGACTAGAGACCAGTTAGAATATTGGAGACAATTTAAGTAAGGATTTATTAGATGGTTGAATTTAATAGACAAGAAGCTATAAAGGGTGCTATAGAAGGTGGACAATCTATTGCAGATATTAATAGAGGTTTATCTTCTATAGGGCAAGACCCTCTTAGTGAATATGAGCAAACTCTTATTAATAGAGACAGATACGGAATGAATGTTGCTCAAAGATTTGGTGCAGGTGCTAGAGACTTTGCAGCAGGTCTTGCAACTATTCTCGGTAGTCCGTATGTATATGCTACTAATGAAAACTTTAGAGATACTGTTAATCGGAATGTAGCTAATTATGCAGGTCAAGTAGCACGTGGTGAAACAAATGTAGTAAATGATTTTGCTAATATGGTATTATCTCCTTATGGTGTTACTACAGAAGGTATAGCTAATAATCCAATACAATCTGCTAAGACCGCTGTATATAACGCAGGTGCTGACCCTTTTAATGCTGTGTTGGATACTATCACATTAACTCCTAAAGGTAGTATAGCTAAGGCAGCCTCTAAGTTAGATAATATTCCTGCCGTTAGACCTATTAGAGCAGCTTTGTTACCTACTCAAAGAGAAAGAGAAATAAATAGTATCCTCAATATCGGAGACTTGGATGTAGGTAAAAGAGCAGCGAGACAGAACTTTAAAGCTGCTGACCTTGCCAACAGAAAAGGAATTGATAAAGCTGTAGAAGGTTTAACTACTGGTAAGTGGGATGAGAAGTATATAGACTTAACCCAAGAACTTAAAGCTTACTCGGATGAGATAGGTAAAGAGCTAATAGACTTAGGAGTAGACCCCACCTTTATCAAGAACACTGCAATAGGACAGTTTGTTTTAGAAAATCTAGACCCTAGTAGAACAAAGAATGTGTATCTACAGAATATACAAAAAGCTATTGAAAATCCTACAAAGGAAAACCTAGCTAATATTGGAACTACTCAAAAGACTTTAAATGAGTTGGTTCAAAGAGGAACTAAACTATACGATGAAGGTAAGATAGCTCCTATTACTCAAAGAGGTTTATTTAAAGCTGGGGATAAAACCTTAGTTGATTTAACTGATATAGGTAAAGGCTTATCAACAGAGAGAGTTTATGGTTATGGTACTACTCAAGAAGTAGCAGGTAACTTAGACAGAGGATATAGACAACTTGTATCAGAAATAGAAAAAGCAAAACAAGCTCAAATATCTTTTGAAACTCTAGCAGAGAAGTTTGGTAATAAGATTAATAAAGCTGACGCTGCTAAGATAAGTAAGAATGAAGTAGTTATATCTCCAAGAGAATTTAAAGATGGGGTTAAGACTTTATTTAATACTGGTAGACAAAGTGAGATAGGTAACTTCACTAAGCAATTATCACAAGGTGGAAGTCCTTCTACTTTAAAGAAGTATGCTAATGATTTATACGTAGTACCTAAGAGAGACCTAGAAGCCTTTACAAATAGGGTTAGAGGTCTTGACCCTAATAGTACAGTAGGAAAGATTTCTGCTGCTGTTAAACCATTAATGGGTGCGTTTAAATCAAGCGTATTAGTTAAACCTCAATATATTGTAGGTAACAGAGTTGGTAACTTTGCATTAGGTAGTATAGGTGGTGCAGATTATATTAGTGCATATAGGCCTTCACTACAAAAGTATTTACCAGAATACTTATTAACATCCACCACATATAAAGGTTTAGCTCCAGTATTTGAAGACGTCCCTCTTGCTACTACCTTTAAAGATGTGACTAGAGAACTTAAACAATCAGCAAACTTATTAACTAATCCTAAGAGTACATTTGCTCAAAGATTACAGGGTGCTGGTGGTATAGTTAAATCCTCACAAGACTATTTAGCTAGACCATTATTCCAAGCTGAAAGTACGTTAGAAACATTTGATAGAGCTGCTGTGTATTTCAATCAAGCTAAGAAAATGGCTAAAGAATTAAAGGTAGATGTTGATGATTTACTTGAAAGAAGTCTTACAGACCAGAATATACAAAGACAATTGATTGATAGAACTAACTCTGTGTTAGGGGATTATGTAGGTAAGAACTATTATATCTCTCCTGAGTTGCACGAGCTTGGTGCATTATCATTCCCATTCTATAAAGTAGCTACTACTTCTAAGGATGTGTTGATAAATCAATTAAAGGATAACCCATTAAGACTTCAAGCATTCGCTAGAAACCCTGCAAGGATTGGTAATGAACTAGAACAGTTTGATGTGACTGTAGGACGACAACCAGATGATAGAGATATAAGAGGTGGGTTGACTGTTAAACCTACATATACAAAACGCTTCCCAGCTCAAAAGGTTTACTTCGACTACCATCCTCTATCAGCTCCATTCCAAACATTAAGTAATATATTACCTACTGGTAAGGCTAACGAACCATCCGGAATTTCCGGAGCGTTGGATATGTTGAGTGGTAATATCAATCCATTAACAGGATTATTTAATGCTATGACAGGTAAGGACGCTTGGGGTAATCCAGTTGTAGGTTCTAATAGTTATGTTGTAAATGGTAAAGTAATAACTCTTGATAATAATGGTAATCCAATTCCTCAAAAGGAACCTGATGTATTAGGTGGGTTTACTGGATATTTGTCAAGAAACTTTAGTCCAGTAGCTACATTCTTAAACCAAGCATTATTACCAACGATAGCTACAAGAAGTGGACAAGTATATTATCAACCAACTAACAGAAGTATATTAGGTCAAATTGGAGATAATCGGATACCTTATCTAATGGAAGGTAACCCTAATAAACCAATACTTACTCCTATTGAGAATGAGTTTAGAGTAGGTGGATTTAGATTTAGAGATAGTTACTTCCCTTATGATAAGAGAGTTACTCCAAGAGATATTAATATGTTAATGAGACGTAGAGGTCGTAATTATAGACTACAAGAAAGCAGGAGGTAGAATATGGTATGGGAGATACCCTACACATTTATAGCTGGTACTAAAGCAAAAGCTAATGAGGTAAATGGTAACTTTACTTCTATTAAGCAATTTGTAGACCAGCTTGAAAGTAACTTAGCTACAGCAGAGTTGGATATAAACAATCTTGAAACTAATAAAGCGGATATTAATGGTAGTCAAAATGAAGTGTTTCAAGTAGCTAACGCAGAAAATAATAAAGACGCTGTAAACCTAGAAACATTAAGAGCTCAAACAGTAAATAGCTTAGACGTAATTAGAGGGTTTATTCCTTTTATGAGTAATGCTATAACTATATCTTGTACAGCAGGTGATTGTTGGGATAGTACCTATGAACAAATGATAAGTTCTTCTACTGCATTATCACTACAGGATACTGCATTAGCTGCCAATACTATTTATTATATATATGTATGTTATGATAAGGAAACCTCTAGTTGTAAGTTAGCATTCTCGACTAATAGTACAACACCAACATTACCAGCAGGATATGATTACTTTAGAAAAGTTGGTAGTTTTACAACAAACAGTAGCTGTCATATAGATACAGTTTATCCGATTGGTTCAGTTGATTTATCAAGTAGAGCTGGATTTATTGGTACGTACATTGGTGCTCTACCAATAAATTCAACAACTGTAGCAACACAAAACTGTTTTGTATATACTAAACTTGCTGGCAACGGTGCTTACATTATAGTACAAATAAATGGTGTAGAAGTATCTTACCAAACTAGTGGAAGTAAATGGTATAACACAACTACTACTCTAATTCCTGTTAAAAAAGGACAAACTATTACTATAGCAGGTTATGGTAGCGTAGGAGCGAGCCTTATAAGTATGATTTAGGAGTATAACTATGGTAGATGATTGCAATAGATTAGTAGTAGAAATAAAACAAGGAGAAGCTAGAGGGTTTGGTTTTACTATACAACAGAAAGTGTTTAACACAGAAACACAAGAGTATGAGCTAAAGCCTTTTGACCTCACAGGTATGGAAGTACATTTCCAAGTTAAGATTGCTCCTTACTTTAATCTACCTAGCTTGATAGATAAAATAATATCCGAAACATCAAGCGAAGTGGATGTTGGTCTAATATCTTATCCAACAGAAGGTAAGTTTAAGGTACAAATAACAGAACAAGAAGCATTACGTAATCCTTATGATTATGCTTTAATTATAACGGTAGTAGATAAAGATACTAAGTATATTATTTCTGGTGAAGGTAATACATCTGGTATCTTTAGAGTTTGCAAACAATAGGAGATTAAAGATGGCGACAAACGAAAACAATCCTTGTACCTGTACTACTCCAGAATATACTATAATATTAAATCAGCAAGGACCTTCTGGTAGGCAAGGAACAACAGGACAAAATGGGTTTAGTCCAATAATAGCTGTTGGTACAAATACAAGAGATACATATAATCTAGTAATTACTACAGCAGATGGTGTTATAACAACTCCTAACTTAATATCAGAACCGATACCTAGTGGTGGTATTAATGGTCAGGTATTAACTAATTTTGGTAATGATGTTTATGGTTGGGGTACACTGCCTAATGCTACAACCGAGTCACAAGGGGTAGTATATTTATCAACTGATGAAGATTTTCAACCTGATGAAGAAGGTAATGTAGACGACAGTACAGCTTGTACACCACAATCAGTAGTTAATTACGTTAATACTCTAGGTCTCAAACCTGTGGAGAATATAAAAGACGTTAAAAATGGTGTTCAAATAGATGATGGAGACCCTATACCTCAAACTGGAACTTATTATTATAAAAATATAGAATTAAGGAGTGTCTCTTCTGCTAGCACGAGTGACCCGAGTGCACAGATTGAAGCTTCCGTAAACACATATCAGGATGGTACTCTTGAGCAAAGAAATCAAGAAACTATTATAAACGTTAGTTCTGGACAGTTTTCGGTAGGGAATTCTAATACACAATTAAGACTACATAGTAGTGATGAAATACAAGCAGAGATAGATTTAGGAGTTCCTAAGGTTGTAACTACTGGACTAAGATATAAAACTCTAACTAGTACAGAATATGAGGCATTATCAACAAAAGACGCAGATACAATGTATAGACTTACTGATACTAATGAAGTATATCTAGGCACTATCCCTTTAACAGGTGGAGCTAACGCTCAATATAAAACATTACTAATAAACAATTATGATAATGCTACTCAAACAAACTTAGGCGGTAGCACTACAGTACAAGTAACAGATACGGAGGTATAACGAATGTTATTAAATAATTTTAGATATTTTGTTGTTAATACTCTTAAGAAGAGTTGGGGATTTGGAGAGAACACAACAGCAACACCGAGAATAAAATTTACAGACGGAAGTTTATTCTCATACAACTCATCCAGTCAACCTCACCCGATA